GAGTAGAACCTGCAACCGTAGATTTTTTAAATGACAATCCTTTCACAACTATTGGATCTTCAACTTTAGTCACAGTGGCTCAAACAAACAGCACAATGTTAACAGACGATGCTGTAAGATTTCAAGCGGTTAAAAATCCTGTGGGTGGAGTTACAACAAACACTCTACAATTAGGAACAACATTAAACGGAGATATAACATCAACTGCTAACACAATCACCTTAACTGACGCATCTATCTTTCCAACTTCAGGATTTGTTGTTATTGAAAAAGTTCACGCTCAAGATGGAACAATTGATGCAGGAAAAATTGAAGATGAAACTATTCAATACACAGGAGTTTCAGGAAATGATTTAACTGGATGCACTAGAGGAACAGCTGCACCTTTTAGAGGAGTCGTGCCTCCAAACACTACGGCAGGATCTCACTCAAGTGGAGCTAAAGTTTTTGGAAGCTATAAAATTACAATGATAGAAACGTCTGTGCCTTACACAGGTCAGCCGGCTACATTGACCCAAACAAATAGCTTTACATTTAATTTAAAATCTAACGCAACATCAACAGATACAGGAGGCGGTCTTGAAGTTTTGGTAGGACCTGTTAATGTAAGAGCATGACATACGATGAATTAAAAACAAAGATAAGAGATTATACAGAGGTTAACTCTACAGTATTTACTGACACCATCTTAAATGGTTTTATTGAAGATGCTGAATTTAGACTACTTAGAGATGTGGATTCAGACAATAATAGATTTTATGCGACAGCATTATTGACTGTTAATCAGAGATATGTACAGAATCCCTCTGATCTTTTGTTAGTTAGATCTGCTCAAATCGTAGATTCTAGTGGTGTGGGAGCAGGCACTGAAAGAGATTTCCTTGATTATAGAGATACTAATTTCATGGGAGAATATAACAAATCAGATGCAACAGGTGTTCCTAAATATTACAGCTATTGGGATGAAAGCCATTTGGTCTTTGCTCCTGTCCCTAACGCTACATACACAATTCAGTTAAATTATATCTTGAAACCCACGGGATTATCTAGTACAACTCCAACTACATACTTAAGTGAAAAATTTCCCAATGGCTTATTGTATGCTTGCCTAGTAGAGGCATACGGATTCTTGAAAATACGTTGAGGCAGTCAAAGGATTCTCAATCGAGCAAATGGGAAGACGAAGACGAGACGAATATCAAAGTGGTGTTCCTCGAATTGGAAAACAATAAGGAGTTTTTATGGCAATAACACAAGCAGTATGTAACAGTTTTAAAAAAGAACTTTTAGATGGAGACCACAGTTTTAAACAAACCGGTGGCGACACTTATAAATTAGCGCTTTACGCAAGTACCGCTACTTTAAATTCTTCAACAACAACTTACCCAGGTGATAGTACAGGTGGCCAAGTAGGCAACTCAGGAACTTACACTCAAGGCGGTGGAACATTAGTCAACACTGGAACTTCAGTAGCTTCTGGCGTAGCAATAACTAACTTTAGTAATTTATCTTTTACTGGAGTAACTATTACAGCAAGAGGCGCATTAATCTACAACACAACTATGGGAGCAGGTTCAAATACGACTGATGCTGTAGTGGTTTTAGATTTTGGTTCAGATAAAACTGCAACGTCAGGAACGTTTACAATTCAGTTCCCATCATTCACAACATCGGCAGCGATATTAAGAATATCCGGATAATAGGAGGAACCTCCTATGGCGGATAAAACTTACACAGTCACGGTCGCTTCCGGAACCCTATATCCGTCAGGCACGGGCACAGGTAGCGTTTATTATTTAGACGGTGTTCGTGATTTAGATATTACGTGGACACAAGGTGCTACTTTAAGATTTAATCAAGACGATGCCACAAACGATGGCCATCCATTATTATTTACAAATGATTCATCAAATCCAAACTCAGGAAGAATAGAAACAGGAGTTGTTTATAATTTAGATGGATCAACGGTCCCTTATTCTTCTTACGCTAGCGGATCTTTTAATTCAGCAACAACTCGATACGTAGAAATTACTCCTGCAAGTGCACAGGATCTTTTCTATTATTGTTTTTATCACGGTCTTAGAATGGGAGGAGAACTTGATATTGTTAACGATGCTTGGGGATCTTTAAGTTGGAGTACAGGAAATTGGAACAGTCAAGACGATTCTCAACCTCAAGTAACAGGACTTCCATTAAGTTTAAACTTAAACAGTGTTGAAACTAGTGCAACTGTAGAACAAGGTTGGGGTAGAAGATTTTGGGGAGCTGATCAATGGGGCTTATATATAAACACGGATGCAAATCCTACAGGCATAGGAATGTCGGCCACATTAGGAAGTGTAACTATTTCATCTCAAATAAATACAGGTTGGGGCAGAACAGCTTGGAATTCAGGTAGTTGGGGAGTTTTTGGTGAGTTAGTAACAGGTATAGGAATGTCCGCAAGTCTTGGATCTGTTACCACTACGGGACAAGTTAATACTGGTTGGGGTAGAAAAACTTGGGGCGCAGAAGGTTGGAATACTAACGAAACAGCATTAGATGTAAACGTAACAGGTCAAGCTCTATCAGCGAGTGTAGGATCTGTAACTGCCGACGCTGAAGTTAATGTTGGTTGGGGAAGAGGTAATTGGAATGAACAAACTTGGGGATCTCCAAATGAAGCTGCTTCAATTGGATCATTTAATTTAACAGCAAGTTTAGGATCTGTTTCAGTCACAGCCATCGTTAACGAAGGTTGGGGCAGATCTACTTGGGGTGCTTTAGGTTGGGGTATTCCTGGAACTTTACAAGCTCAAGGTTTTAATTTAACCGCTAATCTTGGTTCTGTCGATATTAACGCTGAAGTTAATGTTGGTTGGGGAAGAACTGAGTGGGGTCAAGGTTTATGGAATGATGACGGAAATGATAAAGCTGATTTAGTAGGATTTGGATTAACATCCGTTGTTGCTGATGTAGGAATTTCTACAGAAATTAACTTAGGTTGGGGTAGATCTACTTGGGGCGCTTTAGACTGGGGTGGAGTATCTGATTCAGTACAAGTGTCACCTTCAGGAATAGGTATGACAGCGGCTCTTGGAACTGCTGTATTAGACGCAAATACTATAGCTTCTCCTTCAGGAATAAACTTGACAAGTTCAGTCGGTAGTGTAAGTTTAACAGGAACGGGGACAGTAACTTTAACAGGAAATAGCTTGACATCGTCCACTGGATCGCTTAATGCTTTAATCTGGGAAACCGTTGATACCGGCACAACCGCTACGTGGAGAGAGGTTGACACCGCAGCTTAAATTTAATAAAAATAACAAATCGGAGTAAAAAATTATGGCGAATTCAACATCAAGTTTTTTGAAACTTACAGTCCAAGCAACCGGTGAAAACTCGGGAACGTGGGGACAAATTACAAACACAAACTTATTAATCGTAGAACAAGCGATTGCTGGTTATGAAGCAGTTGCTCTTAACGCTACAACAGGTGCAACATTAACTTTCTCAAACGGTGCGGTTTCTAATGGTAAAAATGCAGTATTACAATTAACTGGAACTATTACAAGTGCAGTAAACGTAGTCGTTCCTGTAGTAGAAAAAGTTTACATAGTTGACAATGCCACTTCAGGCGCTTACGCAGTAACAGTCAAAACAACTTCAGGAACTGGAGTAACATGGGCTGCAGCTGACAAAGGCACGAAGATGGTTTATGGTGATGGTACAAATATTGTGGACACAGCTTTCACAGAATTATCTTCAGACTTTTCACCACAACTTTCAGCTGACTTAGATACTAACGGTCAAAATATTATTATCGATAATACAAAATCAATTAATGATGAAAACGGAAATGAGCAAATTAAATTTGCTACAACGGGTTCAGCTGTAAACGAATTTACAGTCACTAACGCTGCAACAAGCGGACACCCTGCTCTTTCAGTAACAGGTGGTGATTCAAACATCGACATGACGTTAACTCCAAAAGGAACAGGTAGAGTTACATTTAATGGCGGTGGAAAAATTCAACAGTTAGCAGAAAAAATAACTATCGCTGCAACGGGTACAACAGGGACAGTAAACTATGATGTAATTACACAAGCTGTTCTTTACCACACAACAAACGCTGCAGGTAACTTCACAGTTAACCTTAGAGGTGATGGTTCTACAACTTTAAACAATATTATGGATACGAATGAGACAGTCACGGTCGCTTTTTTAGTGACTCAAGGCTCAACGCCGTATTATAATAATGCTGTAACAATCGACGGATCTTCTGTTACACCTGAGTGGCAAGGTGGTTCGGCACCAAGTTCAGGTAATGCTAGTTCCATTGACGTTTACACATACACTATAATTAAAACTGGTGATGCTGCATTCACAGCATTAGCAGCGCAAACACAGTTCGCGTAATAAAATAGGAGGAGAAAGAACGTGCC